TGGACCTTCTCAACAAGTTGGAGGTTTTGGATGGGGTACTGGACAATGGTCAGGAACTGTTTCAGGACCATCTACAACTACTTTGAGCACAGCTCTAACTAACACCACTGACACGACTATAGTTATTGCTGACTCTACACAGTTTCCAGCATCAGGAGAAATTAGAATAGGGACTGAAGATATATCCTATACAAACAATAACACGGCAACAGGGACCTTGAGTGGAGGAAACAGAGGTGTAAACGGAACTACTAAAGCTACTCACTCAGCCGGAGCTACAGTAACCAACATCTCAGCTTTTGTTGCTTGGGGTGAGTCATCTTCTGATGATGTTACTCTTGATCCAGGTCTTTGGGTATTAGATAATTTTGGAACTAAACTTATTGCACTAATTTACAATGGTGCATGTTTTGAATGGGACTCTGCTCCTACCAATGCAACGGCAATCAGAGCTACCATAATAGCAAACGCACCAACAGCATCTCGTCACGTAATGGTATCTACACCAGATAGACACTTAGTATTCTTTGGAACTGAAACAACTGTAGGCAATACAGATACTCAAGATGATATGTTTATAAGATTCTCAGACCAAGAAAATATTAGCGGCACAAACGCATACACTGTAACTGCAACCAATACAGCAGGAACTCAAAGACTTGCAGATGGCTCTATGATTATGGGAGCTATCAGAGGTAGAGATGCTATCTATGTTTGGACTGACACTGCACTCTTTCTCATGAGGTTCGTAGGTCAACCGTTTACATTTGCATTTGAACAAGTAGGAACTAACTGCGGTTTGCTTGGTAAAAATGCTGCGGTAGAAGTTGATGGTTCTGCATATTGGATGTCAGAAAATGGATTCTTTACTTATGATGGTCAGTTAAAATCTATACCATGCTTGGTAGAAGATTTTGTTTATGACGATATAAATACCACAGCAAGAGATCTTGTTAATGCAGGATTAAATAATTTGTTTGGTGAAGTAACATGGTTTTATTGCACTAATGGATCTAACATAGTTGATAGATCGGTGACATATAATTATTTAGATTCAACAAGTAAACGACCTATTTGGACTACTGGATCTTTAGCAAGAGCTGCATGGGCAGACTCTGCTGTATTTGGTAAACCACACGCAACTTCTTATGACCCTAACAGTCAAGACTCTTACGATGTTACAGGGAACACTGATGGTTGCACAATATACTATGAACACGAAACAGGGACCGATCAAGTTTTAGCTGGAGGAGCAACGACTGCTATACTTGGAACTATAACTTCTGGTGATTTTGATATTACTCAAAGAAGAGCAAGAGGACAGACCGTAGGTACGCCAGACCTTAGAGGTGATGGTGAATTTATAATGAAAATACGTAGATTTTTACCTGACTTTATTTCACAAGTGGGAACCACAACAATAGACTTTACGACTAGAGATTTTCCTAATAGCGCTGCTAAAACACAATCCTTTACAACAACGTCGGCAACGACTAAAATAGATACTCGCGTTCGTGCAAGATCTATTGCTATGACCGTGAAGAATACAAGCACGTCACAAGACTGGAAGTTAGGAACTTTTAGACTAGACATACAACCGGATGGGAGAAGATAATGGCTATAGATGACAGTTTTTATACAGATCAAGGTTTAGATTTTATGCCTCGAATCAAGTACTTATTGAATCCTCCTACTGAAGAAGACAAAGAAGATAATAATGAGGTAGAAAATTTAATTGTTAATGCCGGCATTCCAACAAAAAATATTATTGGAGGTGGTGGAATTTCATCTGTTTCACCAGCAACAACATTACTAGAAGATTTTAGTAGAGCGACTACTAATAGACAAAACAAATTAACTAATCCTGACGGACTTGCGTCAATGCTTTATAATTTTGGTCTTCCACAACAAAGATCTGTCGATCAAATGAAAAGAGATGCTACTGCTTTTAATATGGCAAAGCTAGCTGGAGACACTAGACAAATGCCTATATTTCAAAACATGAATCCTGATGAAAGAATAGCAGCAATAAAAGAATACATGGCTGATGAAACAAGTGTTGGAAATTATCCTGCAGAAGATCCTAGAGATGTAAGGTTTCAATTTGGTATTCCTACCTTAACAAACATTTTAAATAGAATTCTGCCAAGTAGTTACTATGATAAAATGACTGTGCCAGAGCAGATCTACACACAAACTAAAATGGGTTACACTGGTCCAACTATATTTGGAGAAAATACTACTGGTGGTAACAAGGATATTTTTGGTAGAAATGTTATCTCTGGTTTTGGTAACTATGCAGAAAAACAGAAAAAGGATATTGCAAAATTAGATAAATATTTTGGGTCTGAGTTATTTGATAAAAGATATGGTGAAGACACTGTGTTAGAATTTGATGAAGAGACTGGTCAATTTAAGTTTAAAGGTCCAATGGCAGACGCTGCAAATCGTATGAATAAATTAAATTTAATAAGGTATAATTACGATAAAAAAGGTTTGAAAGAATTAGAACAAATAAAAGAAGACACTGGATATAATGAAGTTGCAGAAGCTAATATAAATAGAATTAAACAAAAAGAAAGATCACGACGTGAGACTCTGGATGACAGAGGTTTTAAAACAAGTAGTGGTATAACCACTAGTAGAGCAGGATCAGAAAATACAGCCACGGGAGGATATGGCGGAGGCGCTGATATGGGAGGAGGAGCTGGTTCAACAACCAATGAACAAGGTTATACATCCGGTGGTGCCTTTTCTGGTTTAAAAGAAGGAGGACTAGCTAGAATACTAGGATTATAATTATGGCAAAAATTGTACAATCATTAACAAGAGCAAGTGAAGAGTACGAAGAAAAAACTTTTCAATCTTTAGTTAGAGACTTAGATGGTGTAATAACAAAATTAAACTCATCTTTTCAGGATGAATTAAAACAAGAAATAGAAGCAAGAAGTTTCTTTTTAGATTCATAATGGCTACAGTAAATCAGTTTAAATTCTTTGGAGTAAATTTAGCTACAACTGCAGAAACAGCTATGTTTGGAACTGACTCCTCTGGTAACCAACTACCTACTATAAATCAAACATACATAGTGAAATCGTTAAGAGTTACAAATAATACGGGTAACACCCCAACTATAACTATTAAGAATAACGATTTTAATATCATAAATACTCAAACATTATCTGCAAACGCTAGCACAGAAATATTATCATTACCTTTAGTAGTAGAGGGGAGTACAGCATTAAAAGTTACAATGAGTTCTACAGACTCTGTAACCATAGGTATTAGTTATATGAACATAAACAAGGAGACAATAGACTAATGAAAACAACAATCGTAAACGGTAAAGAGGTCCCGGTAATTGAACCAACAAAAGTTACTACAACAATTAGTAATATTAAAACAGGAGAGGTGTATGCCTCAGAAGAAGAATGGAAAGTCAAAAATATACCAGAAACTGACATTAGAAGAGACGTAAACGTCGTCATGCCGAGGCTTGATTTGTTTGGAAAAACAAAGTAAAACGAAATATTGAGGTAAAAATATGGCAATTTCTAGAATGCAAGAACCACGACAGCTGTACGGATTAGGGAGTTTAGTTAGAAAAATAACTAGACCAATCAAAAAAGCTGTTAAAGGTGTAAGCAAAATTGCCAAAAGTCCTATAGGAAAAGCAGCCATACTTGCCGGTTTAGGTGCATATGCAGGAGGACTTGGTCCTTTTGCAAAAGGTGCTAGATTTGGCAATGTAGGTGGCGCTGGTTTTCTTAGAAACATGTTTACTGCGGCTGGTCCAAAAGCAATAGGTGTAGATAAGTTTAATAAAACAATATTTGAAAGATCAGCTCCTAGTTTTTTGTCAACATTAAATCCTTTTGGCGCTAATTTTAGCATGAAGAATTTAGGTATTACTGCTGGTGCAGCAGGGTTTCTATTACCTTTTGTTGCTCCTAAATTACTAGCACCAAAAGAAGAAGACGTAGAAGCGATAGATTACACTGTTCAACCTGCGGGAATCGCAGCCATTGTTAATCAAGCAAAAGATTATTACAGAACTGGTGGCGGTGGGAACTTAGACTTTATGGCTAGAAAAGAATATGTTCTACCAAATTTTTATGCTGCTGAAGGTGGCATAGCTGATTTAAAACCACGTACTAATTTTCAAGGTGGTGGCATGGATGCCTCACAAGATGACTTTAAATCTCCAAGCTCTTCACCAAGTCGTGTGGGTGGAGGATCAGATGCTTCACAAGATGACTTTACTCCACCATCTGGTGGTGGCGGTGACGATGATGGTGGTAATAAAGTTCCTACACTAATCAAAAACACCATCGATACAGGTGGTGACATGTTGTATTTAAAAAATATAATGGATCTAAACCCTGTGGGGATTTTAAAAAGTATTGGGGGTAGAATGATCTATGATAAATTATTTGGTGAAGTTCCTGTAGACGAAGACAATACATTACTTGGTGGTGGTGCTAACCCACCTCGAACATTATTAACTGAGGTAACAGATATAGATTTAAAAAGAGCTAAAGAACCAATGTTTAAAATGATGGATTACGATACCTACAAGTCAGTTAATCCAAGCAGCAAAATAACTCCATATGAATTTGACGAATTAAAAAAGGGTAATATCACACAAACAGGAACTTTTACAGCTGCGGACGGAGGAAGAGCAGGTGCTGAAGGGGGTGGACTTATGAATCTAAATGGATTAGAAATGGACTTCAGGGCTAATGGCGGTTTTGTTCCAATCGGAGCAAGAGAAAAAGCAGATGATGTACCTGCAAGATTAAGTAAGAACGAATTTGTAATGACAGCTGATGCTGTCAGAGGTGCGGGCGGCGGAAGCATAGAACGTGGCGC